TAAATACGCACTCGCGCTTGGCCCACCAGACTCAACAAAGAACACGCCACTACTTGTAGTGAGTGATTGAGTTCCTAGATTATCAACTGGGTGTGTGTTTGAAGTATCGTTTGTTGCAGAAAATTGATATTTTGGTCTCCATGTTTGAGTAATATATTCATATGAATAAGTTTCTGCGCCAGCCAAATAAAGTTCACGACTTGCATTTTCAGTATCATATATAGCAATATGTGAGAGTGAACCCTCAAACGGATCACTTCCACCTGTATGAGCGCCAATATAAATATCTTGATAATCAAGTACTAATGAACCTACGCTATGTGAAACAGTTTTAAACGGTCCACCATTCAATGATATTTTTAGATTAGATGCATCTGAAGATACATTGAAGTGATGCCAAAGACCATTATCTACAGCATCGCTAGTGTCATAACTATCTGCGGTCACCGAAATTTTATTATTTGAATCATCGGTCATTTCAGCGGTTAAAACACCAGCATTTGAAAGATTAATACATAATTCTGAGTGCGTGCCACCTTGAACTTGCAAAATTGTTCTTTTTGCATTGTCATCAGCAGATTTAAACCAACCAGACACAGTAAATGATCTGTTATTAAATATAGCCGCAGAAGCAGTTATATAAAAAGCCTCGCCATTTGCACTAGACATTTCAAGATCTGGGTCACCATCAGGTCCACGATTATCTGGTTCTGAGGGCAGACCAAACGCATAGTTTGCCGATGCTGAGAATAGGTTTACACCTTCTACAACACTAGCACTTCCGTATGAATGAAAGTCTGATTCTTGGAATGTAAAGTAATATAAAAGATTGCTTGATGCGGTTACTGCGTCATAATAATGGGCCATAATGAATTAAGCGACGGCATTAAACCGTCGCTAATCCTCCTAACACAATTTTGAAGTCTGGGGTTATTGCTGAAATACTGTGTCCTCCGATTGAAGGAATGTTGGAAGCAAGGGAGAGGCTGATAGCGGGGGCGCTATGATTAAAAGGAATGGCAATTACAGTAATGATAGGGACAACAATATCAGTTATTGCCTCCATACTACCAGCCTCTACCCTTACATCCATGTTACAACCTTATGCCATGGTGATGCGAACGATACCCGTTGCATCCCAGGTGATTGTAAAGTTACCATTTGATGAAGACTGATCAGAGCCGAAGTCAACATATCCGATAAGCGGATTGGTTGCTGCTGAGCCACCAGAAGCATCATAAACTACTGCATAACGAGCAGTAATTGTAGAAGAACTCCAAGTAACGTCAGCGGCGTCTAGGGTAAGGACATTTGAAGCACCGTCGTAGGAAATTGTCTTGCTTGCAAGAGTTTCCCCGCCTGCGCTATAGCCAGTACCAGACACCTCGCTTCCTGAAACATCATCAAAGTAGTCGTGAGTATCCTGATCGGGTGTGTATCCAGAAGTCAATAGGGCTACCTTGATTGTGTCGGTATCCCAATCGATTTCCTTGTTAAGTGCAGCCTGTAGGAATTTTCCGTATAGTTTGCTAGCCATTATTTATCACCCTTTCCTTAAGATGTCTTCTCTACGATTGAATATGCGTTAGCATCTGCGACTGCGAAGCCGCGACGAACGCGAATCTTCAAGAGAACGCCATCCTTAGAGAATTCAGCGTCGCGTGAAACAGCAGACTCTACTGTGCCACGAACACCGTTGATCATCATCTGGCGGTTGCCAACGATGAGGAGTGGATTGCCAGTAGGTGCTCCAGAAGCAGATGCTGAGGTAGCAGCGCCATATGAAACAACTAGTGGGTAACCAAAGAGTTCGCCAGGAGTAGCAGCAATTGGATTGGGAAGAACTAGTTGTCCAGTTCCATCAATCATGCCACGAAGATCACCTAGCATCTTGGGGTGAGCAATAAAGACTGTGTTAGCGGCATCGAAGTAGTCACCTTCCTCCACATCTTCAAGCGCACGGTTGATGTTATCAAACGTGAGTGATGCGGTGGTGGTGTGATGTGCGCTAGCAGTACCAGTCAGAACTGCATTGTAAAGTGAGGTAAATGGTGCAGTATCGGTGCCGTCCTGTGCGGTTGTAACCGAAAGAGCAGCATTGTCGTACTTGCGTGCCCAGCGTGAGGCCCACTCAACCTTGTAAGTTTCCAGAACGTCAACGAGGGAGTCATTCACATCCTCTTCAGAAACGTTGAAAATCTTTGCGTACTTACGAGCAGTAAGCACAATCTCGTCTAGGGTTGCAGAAGCATCGGGGATGGTGTCACCTTCAGCGACAACTTCTGGAGCGTCGGCAACAAAACGAGGTACAGACTTGGTGCGGGTAGACATTGGTTCTTGACGAGCAAAGGCTTCCACGACGGAGTTTTGAGTGATAGCCTGAATTACGCGACTACCATACTCCTCTGGAATAAAACCATTTGCTTCAGTTAGATCGGTTCTAGCCATAGGTCAGTACACTTCCTTTCTTATGTTTATTTGAGTTTGTAATAATATTTGAATTGTCCAATTCACCTGTTACTACAAGACTCAAATGTCCATTTGAAATTCTTGCGTAACTGTTCTAGCACAATTATAACATTATTTGTGTTATTTACCTACCTAGTAAATATTTTGCTTGTGTTTCTGATGCAGAACGACCTGTAGGAGCAGGTTTTACATCGGCTGCATCTGCTTGACCAGCGACTCTTAATTTAGGGTCAAAAAGTTCTGGTAGATCTTTACGAATGTTGTCAATTTGATCAGATAAACCAATAACATCAAAGTTATCATCAAAATCTAACTGATTAAAATCAACATACTTTATCAATCTATCAGCATCTTTAATTCCTAACTCAGTTATCGCCGCCCGAGTTTTTTCACGCAGCAATTTTCCGCTCATGGCAGAGTTTTGCTGTGTAAGTGAAGAAATATTGCTTTCTAATGCTTCTTTTTCTTCACGGAATCTCTTTGCTTCGCTCTTGGCGCGTTCTAATGCATTAAGAACTGCTTTTGGGTCTTTAATCTCTGGTTCAATGCCTGTATCTTCTTCCATTACTTTCCCTATTCGTTATTCATGCCTTGTTCAAGCATTACATTGTTAGTATTCATGCCCTGAGATAATTGAGCATCTATTTCGCGTTCAGCCACAATTCTTTGTGCAACTTCTAGGTCATATCCCATTTCAATGAGAACCTGCTCAAGTGAAACGCCTACTACGCGCTTCTTGACAGCAACTTCCCATGCAGCAAGGCTGTCCATGCTTTCGCTTGCTTCCCACTTGATTTGTACATCGGTATTTAGACCTTCGATTCTGAGAATGAATCTAAATAGATCTCTCCACGCGCTGCCAAATGAAATCTGACGATCTTCTACCTTTTTGAGTAGTGGAGCCTCTGCTGTTCTCAACGCCTCACCACTTGGAATGTTTCCAGTCTTTTCAAAGTAATGAAGCGGTGTATTTGTCAAAGAAGCCATTGATCGTACAAAATCCTTTACTGGTTCTGTAAATGTTTGATGATCTGCTGGTGAAAACTCTCCAACCTTTGTGACGCCCTTGAGATACCAAAGTTCTCCTGGCCCATTCTTTAGTGAGCCAAGATTCTCTCTTTCAGTTGCATCATCATCAAAATCTTGGAATTCTGCATCATTTCCACCATTTGCAAGAGCGTATCTTTGTGGAGCGCCCTGATAATCAATTGTGTACATGTGAGTAACAACTAATTTATTAATTGCATCTTGTGGACCAAATGCATCTTGATGCTCAGGTCTTCCATATTGCTTTGCGGTTCTGAAATGGAAAACTGGAATCTCTCCCCATGGATTTTCTACACTTTCCATGAATTGAAACCCTGTGCCTGGAACAACTGTGTCAGTTGAGCCAAAAGCCATGTACTTTTCAATTCTATCTGGATAATACATGTTTAGACGCAATGTTTTTCTATCATTTGCATCTGTGATTTCCCACATCTTTGCTGCATATGATTTTATGCGTGGATTTTCCTCATCATACATAATTACAGTTGTCAGAGGTGAGTTATAGTTGATTGTGACCTCACCAGTTTCATCGGGCCAAACAATTGCATAACAATCACCATAAACAAGTGCTTTGCGGTGAATTTCATCTGCATCTATCTCTAAATCGTT